CATACCTAAAAAATCTGTTGCAAATTCATATAACTTAATACCTTTTCCTTTTGCACCACTATCTTCATATTGAATTAACATATCTTCAAATGCTCCTTTATCAAAACCATACGGAGTTTCAAATAGTTTCATAGTATTTCCCATACCCACCATCTTATCTCCTCCAGGCATTTCCTCTAACATAGGAGGTTTATCTGTAGGTCTATAAATTGTATCTACACTTAATTCTTCTTCAATACCTGTTTTTCTATCTGGACTACCAAAAGCAAATCCTATTCTTCCGCCGTCTTTTTTACCAAGACCTGCATTGATAGTTATTTGTTTTAATATTGCTGAATCATTAGGATAAGATCCAGGACTATTTAAAATTCTGTACAATTGTGGCATTGTATAAGACCTATCTGCTCCACCAGCACCGCCAAGTTTTCTAAATAAATATGATTTTTCTGCAGAGTTAAAAGATATACCTGCAGCCATTTCCATATCTTCTTCTTCGTCATCACCTGCTTCAACGTCAATAGTCATGATACCCACTTCTGCTTCTTCTGGTTTAGAACCGAACTTTAATCCTATTCTGCCACCGTCTTTTTTACCGAAAACAGATAAATCTATTACTTCACCCTCAAGTCCTGGCGGTATTGAATCTGCAACTATGTTTAATCCATATTTTATTGCATCAGACTTAAGCATTTTTTCTAATTTTATTCCTTCAGGACCATAATTTTCAACTAATACTACTTCTGGTTCTCTTGTTATATCAAAATCCTCCAGAGTATATGTAGATTTATTTGCATCTGGATCATTAGACTCATAAAATTGTTCCATGATTTCGTCTGGAGTTCCATCAGCAAATCCTATTCTGCCACCATCTTTTTTACCACCAAAGAAATTAGTTAAGTAACTTGCGTACTCTTCTTGTTTGTCTCCTTTAGCTATTTCATCATAAGTTTCTTCTGTGATATCTACTCCAGCGTCCGCTGCTAATGCTCTAGCTTCTGCGTATGATCCAGCGAAAGCTATTGCTCCCATTACTGCTGCTTTGTCTATATTACCATCTTTATCATAAAATGCTGCTTTACCAAATTTTTTACCTAGCTCTAAAGCTTTATTGCCAAGTTTTGAATAATCAAAATCTTTAACTTTATCTGCTGCGTTTTTAAATAAATTAAATTCTTGTGACGCTGCTTGTTTAACATCGCCTACTAAAGACATGTCGGAAGCGTCTACTAATGCTTCTGTAGCTTTACCTGCGTAATCATTTAAATTTGTAGGTATAATTTCTGTACCTGCGTAATCATTTAAATTTGTGGGTATAATTTCTGTAGTTGTTCCTGAGACTCGTGCCTCCTGCAGACTCAGCCATAGTTATATTTCCACCTACATCAGATCCTGTTAATCCTTCTCCTACACCTTGAACACTTTCAGTTCCTCGGTTCGAGAAAAACTTACCAAGACCCGTCTCTGTTCCTATAGGAGAACTAAATCCACCTTTAAAACCTTGTAGTCCACCTGTGAATGCTCCACCATCTCCAAAAGGGTTACCTTGAAAACCTGCTCCACCTGCATATCTTGCTATACTTCCTGTTTGATCGAATGTACCAATACCTGACATTGCTGCTGCAACGGCTGGGTTAAAAGGTGCTACAAAGGGTGCAGCTTTGACGGCTATATCTGCTACTTCATTGGGTATAATTTTTCTAACAAACTTTTTAAGTTTACTTCCTAAGCCAAATTTTTCTCTAGGTGCAACTTGCATGATGCCACCATTTGCTTGTAATTGTCTGTTCATTAAAGATCTAGATATCGCCATAATTTAAATATATTTATACTGTTAAGCAGGCGTAGAAATCCTGTAAATATTATACTTTATTTGATTTTCTTGGGCTCGTCAACAGATTTGAGGGGCCTACTTCCTTGCCACAAATCATCTCTAAACCGACCACAAAATTGATACTCTCCTACGTGAGAAATGTAATCATTTATATAAGCGTATACTTTACCACCTATATCCGCCCATCTTTGACAAAACCCAAAGTCTTCTCCAAAATAACGTTTTGTTTTAAGGTCATGTAATGTGTCAAATAAATTAAACATATTGGCTTTCTTTTCTTCTTTACCATTAATTATAGTAGGTTGATAAATTTCTAATTCTGGATACTCTTTAATCATTTTCTCCAATACTTCTCTTTTAATTAACATGCATCCAGTAGGTGCATGTGAAAGTTCTATTACACCATTTGTACTTTGAATGTTATCAGGATCTTCTACTTTAACAGGAAAGGTAAATCCAGATTTAGATAAATCATCTGCTGTTTTAATTGCATCTTCTTTTTCATTTAATCTTCTCCAGGTTTTATCCCAACTCAGCATCTTCATTGGATATGGACAAGAAATAATATCTTTGTCTAAATCTAACATTTTAAATATAGTAGACCCATTAAAATCAATATCAGAATCTATAAATAATAAATGTGTGTATTGATCAGGATGGTTAAGCATTTCGGCTACACACAAGTTTCTACCTTGTGTGACAAGAGACGATTTTAATAATGTAAAACTAACTTGTATTTTTTTAGCCCAACATTCTTGTTGAAATTTTAAAACGGCTTGACAGTAATGCATACTTACATCACTGTGACATGGAGTACACACCATAATTTTAATATCTGGGGCAACCCCTAATTTTATTTCTGTTACTTCTCCATCGACTGTATTAGTTTTTATAGTTTGATAAGTATCTTTATTAGGAATTATGGTTTTAGTCGAAGTGTCTTTAGTAAACCAAATGGGTTCATTGTTTTGGCCCGAGGCCTTATTGCTTTTTTGCATTAATTGCTCCTTGTAAAAATCTAGTCCACGAAGCGGCCTGTTTAGACCATCCATAATATAAATTAGTATAGCCAGACTGTGTAGTTAAATGATTGTGAATAGTAGGTTCATGTAGAGTTTTAGCTGCTGCTTCTATGCCGTAAGCAAATTTTTCAGCTAATCTTTTATAATCTTTGTCATAAGGTATATACATTGGAAATTCAGCACCTGTTTCAAAAAGAGCTCCATAATTTGTAGTAATACAATATAACCCCGCTGCCATAGATTCTAATAAAGATATACAAGATGTTTCTTCAAAGATACTTGGATAAACGTACATGTTATAGTCTTTGATGTGTTCTCTAATATATTCATTAGATTTATAACCAATGTAATTTACATTGGGAAGTTGTTTTGCTTGTTCATACAAAGCTTTGTAATTGTGGTCGTTAGCTTCGTAAAAAGATTTTCCATAAACTTCACAAGAAGAATATACATCTAAACTAATTAAAGGGTTCTTAACTAATTGCATTGCACCTAATAATACAGATAATCCTCTCCAAGGAGTATTTTGATGTATAATTCTAAGAGGTTGGTCTTCTTGATAAGGTTTAGTTTTTTCTATTTTTTCAATACCGTTTTTAATGACAATACATTTGTGATCAGGTAATCCAAACATCATTCTAAATTTTTCATGATTCCAATGTGAATTAAAAACGTACCAATCATATATGTTATGATTAGCTTTATTCTTAAACCATGGATATAAATTAGGTTGATCGTAAGAATTTTTTTGCCAAAGAATATTTACTTTATTTGGATCTATAGGTAGTTTACCAGGAATACTAGTACAAATTTGTGCTTGATCCAATAAACTTTTATCTACATACTTAGTTAAAAATCCAAGTTGTAATTCGGTGCCGCCTTTAGGACTTTGGTTTAGTATTTTCATTTTGTTTATTCATAACTTTCTGCATTAAATCTAATCCTTTCGGAGAAACTTGAACTGTAACATCTGACACCACATCAGCTCCTTCTAATTTTTCTGTAGAGGTTTCACCCGTTTTTGTATTTCTATATGTTGTAATAGTTGTACAATGTATTTTTACTATATTATCCATTTTCATTCTCTCTGTTTATAAGTGCATAACTCACAACACCCGTTACTTCATTTGCTGTATCTGCTTGCATCTTTATAACATCTCCTGCTTCTAAGTTCAAGGTATTTACAATCATATTTGCAGAATTTTTATTAAGTTGCGCATGACCTATTTCTACATTACTGCCTCCAGATTTTTTTAAATATAAATCAGCATCTACATTGGATGCATCTTGATGGCTTGCTTGTACCGTTTTTACAATCGCTATAGCTGAAATTGATATAGTCAAAACTGTAGTTAAATTAGTTGTAGTTAAATCAAATACTTCGCTTTTATAAAAAATACTCATGATAAAAAATAATTAAAGGTATCTTGTTCATTTTTTAAATCTTCTTGAAAAGAAAAATTAAGTTGTTGTTTCATTGTAGTCATAGACTCAATGATTTGTCTTTGATTTTCAACATCATATTCTTGTCTTGGTTCTGGTATATAATTACTTAACTTTGCCATTATTTTCTAGTTTTATCCACGCCTTTTATTTTGCCTTTATTCTTTGAAGCATAAAATACAGATTTACCTTTTTTCTTACCATATTTATTTTTCATAGATTTCATTATTTTTTTACCTTTTGTAGTAAGGGGCATGCTATCTCCTTCCGTCTGGTTGCGCATCCATTCTAAAACTACCATAACGCCAAGTTTCGCCTGCAGCATCATTTTCTATTTTTAATGATAGTAGTCTTCCTCTCGCTCTGGTGTCTACTTTATCAGTAGTGCTGGTTATTGTAAAGGGTCCAAGTGGCGACCCTGTTTGAGTATCTGAGGGATAATCAGATATAAATAAAGTTACTTTAGAATTACCTACTAAAAATTTATAGTCTGGCATAAATCTTTTCATCGACATAAATAATTCTCCATCATCAATGTCAAAATCCCCAGATCGTATAAATGCATCTATTGAAGTTGTACCTGAACTATTAACTTGATCATTTCCTATTTCATGAGCATAATAAATACTAGCACCATATTTATTAGTAACACCAGATATCATAGAACACACTGGAGTAGCTGTAGTGTCATATTCAGTTGCATAAGGTTTTTCAAAAACACCTTGATCTTGATAAGTGCTACGAGCAAGAGATGAAGTAGTCCATACATTTTCTTGATAGTTATACGTTACACATCTGTCTATTTGTTCAGATCCTGATTTAGGATAAAACCAATTTACTTCTGTATATAAAGAATTAGGTGCAGAATAAATAGTAGCTGAAGATTGATAGTTAAGACCTAAATTTCCATTTTGAACTGTGAATACAAAATCCTCAACTAAACAAGGAAGAGCCTTGACCGTACCATCATACATAAAAAAACCACCTTCATTAGACATCCAGTAAACAGCTCCATTAACATAACTTGCTGCATGCTGTGCAATACACCCGCAATTAGTTCCTACTTGTCTAACTGAAAAAGTAAAGGGAGGTCCTACAAATTGAATAACATAAGCGGCAACATCTGTTAATACAAAAATATAATCCTTACCTTGTAAAGCTGCAGTAATTCTGTTTCCAGTATCTAATCTAAATGTTCCTGCCGTATTAGTAGCTGTGGGTAAATAAGTATTTAAATCTTCTTGATTTGAAAATCTTACAAACATAGGGTCTTGGGTATTAGGTGTTCCTATGGTTGTTTCAGTTCCAAAATGAAATAGATGTCTATCTCTATCTGAGACTAAAGTAAATCTGCTAGCTGTTGGATTAGCATTCGTAGAAAAATCTGCTGTTGCTGTTGATGCTCTTATTGTTCTAGGATTACTAGCACCCGCATTCCAAGTAAACGTTTTACCATTAAATATAGTTGCAACTAATACTTCACCAAAATTATCTAAAGACCAATTACCTGGATCTAATGTTACGTTACTAACAGTTCTTTCACTTCCCCAAGTAGAGTCTCCCCATAAATAGGTACCCCATCCATAACCTGTTGTTTGAAACGTGGGCCCAATTTCAATATAGGGATTAATAGTTGCAGCTCCTGCTCCTGTAGTATTACCGGTAGCATTTGTTCTCATTACAATATTAAAACTATTTGCATCATTAACTTGTACTATTTCAAACGCTCCTATTTCAAAATCATCAGCCACATAGCCTGAAGTTGGGGGAGGAGTAACCGACGTAAAAGTTATATATTTTCCTAAAGTTAAATTATGCGATGTTTTATTTACTGTTACAGAAGTTGAAGAGGCGTTAGTATCGAACGTAGCTCCAGTAATCGCTGTATCTAATGGAGTAATGTCATAAAAAGCTTCTCCATAATATAAAAATAAACCTTGTGATGTTCCTATGGCCGTATATCTTTCCCCTTTTAAACTAGTAAAAGATAGTTGAGCTCTTGCTACTCCAGGTAATGTTTCATTAGAAACAGTTAATTGTTCCCATCCACCTATTTTTTCAGGTGCTGTATATCTAAAACGTACAAAATCTCCATCTACCCATTGCCCAGGAAGAGCGGAAGGTACGCTTTGTTTATTAAAACCAGGTGCGAAGTCTACTTTTTTAAGTGCCATAAGCTTGAATATACAAGGTTTTTATTATTTTTAAACAATTAAATATCAAATCCAGCATTAAAAGCTATTGATATTCTTTCTTTTTTTGAAAGATTAGGTTCTACATAATGTGTAACCCATGAAGGAAATATATATAACATGTTTTCCTCTGGCTGCATAAACCATTCAGAGGAGTTATTAGTATTGAAATTTTTAATATAATTTTGATGTAAAAAATTGTCTATTAAATTATTATTTTTAAATACTATTCTTCCTGAATTTTTAGGAACTTTAACATAATAAACACCTGATAAAATTGAAAAGGGATGGGTGTGTGGTTTATTAAAATCTTTATATCTATTTATACAGAACCACATATTATTTAATTTAGTTTCCTTAACCAATTCCATATTATTAATAGATGTTTCTTTTAATTTTATATTTATTTCTTTTTCAAGTTTATTAAAAATAATATTAGTTTTTGGTATATCTACTTGATCTCCTCCAACACCACTTCTATTTTTAATTTTTTTAGATTTTTTATTTAAACGGATACATTCTTTTTCTATTTCTTTAGAATTTAATTTTAACTTATTTATAATAATAGGACAGTTAAATAGATTAATAACTTGCATCTAACTAATATTAAAATTCAGTATGCATTTATTACTTTTAATGGGTTGTTCCGCAGTATGAAAATATTTACCATTAAAAACAACTGCTCTACCTTGTTTAGGTGTTATTGTTTTATACTCTATTAAATTTTTAGTTTTAGGAATTATTTGTTTTTTATGTATATTTTTATTAAATTGATTTTTATAAATTCTTGTTCTAGCTTCATTATCATTAACATAATAAAGAATTACAGTGTGTGGATCTTTTTGATCTATATGGGGATCATCAAAAACAGCTTTTTCTTTTATTAAAGGTATTTGTAAAAAAGCTCTACACTTATATATCTCAGCTATTTTATTTTTTTTATATTTTAATTTATCTCTAACATTATAGACAATAGGTAATATTGTATTTAAATAAGGACTATTAACTTGTTTATCTAAAACAAGATAATGACCGAAACCACATCTTTTTTCATTAGTTTCATCTTCTCCATATGTTATATCAGAAACATAAAACCAAGGAAAACTATTAGAATATAATAAATTTTTTATTTCTTCTTGTGCCTTTTTACTTATAACATTATCTATTACATGAATTTTATTCATTTTTGTTTAAAATAATATTCCAATCTAGCTTTTCTAATATTTCTTTTAATAATATATCTTTTTTATTATTGTGTTTAACATATTTATTTAATTCTTCAACATCAACAATTATCCAATTATCTTTAAATTCAAATAACATTTTATCTGCTTTAGAATTAAATTTACCATTTTTACCGACACTACCATCATTAAATTTTTTAATAGGAGATAAATCGTATTTATATATTTGATTTGTTTTTTTATATAAAATTCCAGATACATCCCACATTTCTTCTTTTCTTTGTTTTTCATTTGCCCAATTTACTCCTTTTAGATTTTTTTCTACAAATAACATTATGTATTATTTAATTTAAAAAAATTAGGAAGACCAACATGTCTTCTATTGTCATAAATATTTACTTTAGATTTTATATTATTGTAATGTAAAAAAACTTGAGCACAGTGATCCCCTTTAAACTTGTCTCTCCAATGCTTTAATTCACATCCTTTATATATAAGCATATCACCTGGTTTTAAATCTACCTGTACTTTTTTCTTTTCACTTATTAAAAATATTGACCAACTGTCTCCACCTAAATTCATTGTTGTAGATATCTCACATTGTGATCTATCTATATGTTTTTTTAAAACAGCTCCTGTTCTATAATTTCTAGCATAAGAATAACTTGGATTTAATTTTAAGTTAGTTTCTTTTTCAACAGTTGAATGAAGCATTAATAATAAAGTTTCCATAGCTACATCGGCATAATGAGCATAAGCTCCTTCTACTTGTCCATCATTAAAAACTCCAAAGTCTTGATTAAAAGGTGAGATATATTTTGTGTCAAAAAGTGTTTTTGCAATTTGTTCTTTAATTAAAAAATAATTATATACAAAATTAATTATATTTTTATCAACTGCTTTTCTAACAATACAAAATTTATTTTTTTTAAAATTATACATTTTTAATAGGCAATAAACTTGATTGTATATTCCAGTGAATAAATCTAAACGGTTCTTTACCTGAATCTACAGAAAATTCATGAGGTAAATAACTATTGAATATTATAATAGTTCCTGGAGTTGGAGTTAATCTAATTTTATTGGTCGCAAGACACATTTCATTAGGATTTTTTAATTGCAGTTTTGTCATTTCTGCACCAGGTCTTGGATCATAAAAAACTGGTTTAGATGTTTCAGGTGAACATTTTAAAAAATAAAAACCAGAAACATGATTATTGTAATGTGTATGTACACTTTGATGACCACCTCCATTTTTAGAAAATTCCTGCACCCATAATTCAGTAAAAACAGAATTATATTTATTCATTGCGTATCCTTGATTATTTAAAAACTCAATTGATTTAGCACCTGTGTATTCTATAAACTGTGAAAAATTTTTATCTCCTAATAAAGATGTTGAGCTGTGAGAGTATCCAAAATCTTTTGTTTGTTTTATAATTAGTTTATTCCTTTTTCTAGATTCTTTAATATATGGATCTGTAGATTTAATTAAATCTTTTAAAAACTCAGGTCTTTCTTCAACCCATATGGGGGATATAAAGTGTTCTGACTGTTCCATTTATTTAAATGGGTATCCTAAATTCCAAATAACTAGAGAATACCTCACTCCTTTCGTAACTGGTTTAACTCTGTGCCATACATGAGATGGAAATACAATAATAGATCCTTTAGAAAATATTTCTTTTGCTTGTGAAAAATGTTTTTCTTTTTGATTTCTAAAATCAAACTCTAACTCACCACCCTCATATTTAGATCCATCGGTTAATTGACAAGTAACCGATAACTTTCTAATTTTTCCATTATTTTTATATGGTTTTTCTAAAGAATCACAATGCCAATCATAAAATTGATTTAATTTATATTTAGTAAATTGACATTTTTCAGATGAATCCCAATCAAAATTCCAACCTGCATTTTTATTTGCTTCTTTTATAAAAGGTTGTATTTCCTTATGTATCCATAAATCATCTAAAAAAACTACGTCTGAATCTCTAACTTGTTTTAAAATTTTTTTATCCTTATAAGTTAATTTTTCTTTTTCTAAATTTTTATCAACACCACCAATTAAACCTTTTTTTGATTTATTATTTAAACCATGTTTAATGACTTCATCACAAAATTTGTGAGGCAAAGCTGATTCAAAGTACCAATAATAATTTTCAAATACCATCTACTATTTTAACATTATAATTAATTAAAATTCTTTTTCTATCTACAGGATTATTTTTAATAAAATAATTCAAATCACTATTAAACATAGCATAGTGACCAGGTGTTAATATAATATTTTCTTTTTTTAACAAATTTCTTTTATTTTTATATTCTATATCAATATCAGAATAACCTTGAACACAATATAATAATGTAAACTCTGGAGAATTTTTTGGATCTTCAAAATTAAAATTATTTGTTTTAGGATAATTTTGTTTGTATTCATTAACTATTCCAAAATAGTTAAAAATAGAAGTAGTAGAAAAATTTTTTAAGTTAAACATGTCTCTAACATAATCAAATACCCAAAATATATGCTTATGATGTTTTACAGGTATACTATCTGTTAAAGGAATATTATTTATTTCAGTTTTATCTTTATATTCTTCATCAGCTTCAAGAATATGTGCTCTTAATAAAACATTATCTACTAATGATTCTTTAGGTAATTTACCTTTTACAATAAATTTTTCAGATAATACTTTCTTTTTCATAACTTTATTAAAAGTTATATATAATCTATATTAAATAAAAGTCAATTATGCAGTAGGTTCTGGAGAATGTAAAACCCAACTTTGACTTCCCTCATCCCACATATAATAATCAGGTTCAGGATTATCTGGTTTTGAAGTAGGTGCTTCCCATTCGTAAGAACTTGCGTTCCAAGTCCAACTTGGATAAGGTTGTTTTATTTTAAATATATCATTTGTTTCATCATAAATCATACCAACTGAAGCATGCGTTCCTCTAAATAATTTAGTTTGATCAGGATCTTGTTCAGTTGTGTTTGGAGTATAGTAAATACCGTGTCTTGAATTGTAAGAAGTTTGTTTCCATTTAGTCCAACCTGTACTATTTTCTAAAAACTGTCTTCCTACTTCTTCACTAAAATTATTATCACTATCTAAACAATCATTATCACTCACAGTTAAAACTGTTAGCACTTCATTTTGATCATTTAATTTTGCGAAACTTGCCATATTTTACCTATTGAAACTTGTATCTTAAAATTACTGTACCACTTCCTCCAGAACCAGATGGTCGAGGTTCTGAACCTCCACCGCCTCCAGATCCTGAATTTCCAGATCCTGAAGTTGCGTTAGCACCGTTGTTACCACCAGTACCGCCACCAGCTGAACCTGGTGAGTTATCTGAACCTCCGCCACCACCAGCTTTTGTAATTGGAGAACCTGGAATAGCTGAAGTCGTACCTGAACCTCCTGGTCCACCCGAACCACCTCCGCTGCCAGAGCCGCCTCCGCCGCCGCCTGGGTTTCCTGATGAATTTTTTCCAGAATTACCTTGAGGTGGACTTACTGGAGGTGTATTACCACTAGCACCTGCTTGTCCATTGTAGCCTCCTCCGCCACCAGAACCACCGGATCTTCCACCAGAACCAAGGCCTCCGCCTCCGCCACCACCACTTGATGTGATAGTTGAAAAAATTGAAGTGCTTCCGTTACTGCCCTGTCCATTTTGAGGAGAAGCTCCTCCGCCACCACCTTCTTGAATAGGATAAGTTTGTGTTGAAACTTCTATAGGAGTACATGACGCTTTAGGAGAATCAAAAGATATTCTAAAACCTCCTGCTCCACCGCCACCGCCAAAGTAACGACCTCCGCCGCCTCCTCCAGCAATTACTAAATAATCAACAGTATTAGAACCACCTTCATTTCCACCACATGAAACTACAAAACATCCACTAGCATTAAATGTATGTACTTTAAAATCTCCATCAGTTGTAACACAGCCTCCTGTGGC